ATTTCAGGAAAAGTTGTTTTATAAAGATATAATACAATTTGGAGATAGAAAATTTCTATTGTATCGTACGGTACGAGATGAAAAAAAAGTAGATGCTAACCTACTTAAAAAATATTGGCATTGTGACACAGTTTTAAAAAAAGAAAATGTATATTACTTTTGTAATGAAATTAAAGAAATAGATTATGAAGAAATCAGAAATGACCCCCCAACAACCTCAAATTGATTTAAGTAAAACCACCACTATTGAAACTGAAAATGGTGGTAAGGTATGGCAACAAGGATTTGTTTTGCGTAAAGTATCACGCTTTATTACTAACAGTTCCGAAGATGCTGTAATGCCTATTCCTGTATTTTACGATCCCGAAACAGGTAAAATCCTAGGACAAGGTTTGCCACCTGAAATTCGAGGTGATTATGACACTATTTGATTGGCTTAAGGAGCTAACAGGTAAAAAACGTGATTGGGACTCCTTTACCGATAAGGAGAAGGAGTCCTTTAATCCTTATATGGTTAACCGTTTTTTATCGATGCATCAACCTTTTGTAGAGTTAATAAATTATGTGCAAACCATTCCTTACACTAATAAGAAAAAATACTACACAGTATATTGTGGATTGCTACCCAAACAAAATGTTTGGTTAAAATATATAAAATCGAAAATGAAACAACCCACCACTGAATTAGTAGAGGCCCTATCTAAAATTTATGAATGTTCTACTCGTGAAGCAGCTACTGCAGTTGCTACCTTAGATAATGATATTCTAGAAGATATGTTGTATAAAGCAGGCTACCAGGATAAAGAGGTAGTAAAAATGTTTAAGTAAACAATGGAGATACTTTGTATATTACCTGTTTTTAATGGGGAGGGAGTAGTAGATAAAGCCATAAATTCTATTATTAATCAAACCTATAAAAATTGGGAATTAGTAGTAGTTAATGATGCCTCTACAGATAAAACTTCTGAAATACTTGCACATTATAGTAAACATCCTAAAATTACAGTTTTAACAAATAAAACTAATCAAGGAGTTTTTTATAGTAGAAATAGGGCTCTTTATTATATGCAAGATAAAAATTGGGATATATTTACAGTGCATGATGCCGATGATACTTCTACTTCTGATAGATTTTTTATACATACTCAAATAATTAAAGAAAACCCCACATTAGAAGTTATAGTAGGATCATCCCAAGGAAAAAGATGGGAATGGTACGATGATATTCCTAAGATTAAATATAATAACCATCACTACTCCTCAGGGATTAATTTTTATAGTAGATTAGTTTTTGATAAAATGGGGTATTTTTACCCTACCCGTTTTGCAGGTGATTCTGAGTATATTGAAAAGTTTTTAATATATTTATTAGGATTTGTCCCTGAAGGAATAGATTTTGAGACATATAAAAATAAAGTAGTAAAAGCTTTAGATCCACAATATTCTTATACTTATACAACAGGGTTTCACTCTTCTACTCCTTCTTTAACTAAAAAATATAATAAAAAAGATCGAGACGAATTTAAGCACAGGTATAAACTCCAACATTCTTATTATAACTCAGAATCCAAATATTGGAGACCTTTTTTCCCAAATTTAGAAGATAGAAATTTACGTCCTAAAGATATTAAACCTAATATATTGGTAGCTGCTCCTATGTGGGGGAGATTTGATTTAACTAAAAAATTTATCAAACACCACCAACATCTAGGTTTAGATGTTTTAGTAGTAGGTAGTGAAGGAGAAAACAGCAGAAAAGTATGTGAAGATTTAGAATGTTACTATATTGAACATGCTAATAGTCCTATAGGAGCTAAATTTAATAAAAGAGTAGATTTCTTTTTAGAAAATAAACAATATACCCATTTACTTTTATTAGGGAGTGATGATTTTATTAGTGAATCTACTCTTAATACTATAAAATATCACCTTAAATATGTAGATGTAATTAATTGGTCTGATATTTATTTTTACTCTCCTGAACATAATAAACTAGTTCACTCAGTAGGGTATGATAAAGACCATTATAGGTACGGGGAACCTTTAGCCCCTGGAAGATGTTTGAGTAGGGAAGTTATAGAAAACATCCTTAAAGGAGAGCTTTGGCCCCCCGATAGAGAAAGAGCACCTGATGGGTCCCTATGGGAAAGATTAAAACAATATAAAAATCAAATTATCCTTTCTTGTAAATCAACTAACAATATTATTGTCGATATTAAAACTGACAACAATATAACTTCTTTTAATAAACTTATGACTAACAAATGGAAAATGGGTAAATACTCAGATTCCTCCCACTTAATACCCACTATTAAATCATGGATACAATGAATAAAATCCACCCCACAGCTATAATAGGCCCTAATGTAGAATTAGGCAATAATATTACTATAGGCCCTTATTGCGTACTAGGACAACCAGGAGCTATTAGAGATGTTCCCGAAAAAAATGGTAAAATAATTATAAAAGATAATACTATTCTTCAAAATTTTGTTTCTGTAATGGTAGGAATAGAAGGAATAACAGTAATTGGAGAAAATAATTTAATTATGAATTATGTAAATGTCGGGCATGATGTTATTATAGGAGATAATAATGAAATAGGCCCAAAAACCATTTTAGGTGGGTGGTCCAAACTAGGAAACTTTAATAAATTAAAAATACATTGCATTGTTAGAAATAGAATTCAAATTGGAAATCATAATTTGGTTGGTATGGGATCTAATGTAGTAAAAAACATATCTTCTCATTGTGTAGTAATGGGTAATCCTGCTAAAATAAAAGAATAAAAATGAAAGGATTATATAACATAATAGCAGAAGATGTTATAATTGAAGAAGGAGCTCAAATTGGTAATTTCAATATTATAGCAAGTGGTACTGTAATTAAAAAAGGAGCAATTATTGGTAATTATTGTGAAATAGGTAAAAATAATAGTATTGGCAAAAACTCAATCATTCAGGGTAGAGTTAGAACTGCCAGTGGGTGTATTATAGAAAAAAATGTAACCATAAAATATGGCACAATCCTAACTTCAGATGTTTTATTGAAAGAAGGATGTTTTTTAGGCCCCCATACTATTACGTTGGGTTCAACACATAAAAGAGTAACTAAACATGGAACTATAATTGGTAAAAATACCTATATTGGAGCTGGTTCGAAGATAGCTGCTGATACTAAAATTGGTGATGATATCGTAGTTGGTGCTTTAGGGTTTGTAAATAAAGATATAAGTAAAAAGGGAATCTATGTAGGATTACCTGTTAAAAAAATAAAATAATGGATAGTATAGTTACCTCAGTTATAGAACAATTCAAAACTCGATCAGAGTTTGGTGAAAAGAAGTACGGTGTTAATATGGATCGTGAAGATCTAGCTTTTGGCGAGTGGGTTACTCATATGAAAGAGGAACTTATGGATGCTATACTTTACTTAGAAAAATTAGAAAAATTATATGGCCAAGAAACCCCAAATACTTAAGGAGATACAGAGTAAAGAATTACCTGAGGTAAATTATGCTTACCAAAAGACAATTTCTTATTCTCAAATGTCAATGTATAGGAGTTGCCCTCACAAGTGGTCACTTCAATATAAGGATGGACACTATCAAAATGAACAATCTATCCATTTTACTTTTGGAACATCTATGCATGAAGTAATCCAAGACTGGCTTACTACAATGTATGAAGAATCAGGAGTAAAAGCAGATGCTATGAACTTGGAAGAGATATTCCAGGAAAAATTTATAAATTTATATAAGGAAGGTTATACTAAAAATAAAGATACTCATTACTCATCACCTGAAGAATTGCGTGAGTTTTTTGAAGATGGAGTAGCAATACTAGATTTTCTTAAAAAAAGACGTAAACAATATTTTGGCAACCGTGGATGGCACCTTGCAGGTATTGAATTACCCATTGTGATGAACATTGGTAACAATTTGGTATACAAGGGTTTCATTGATATGGTATTATACCATGAACCCACAAACAAATTTTATGTATACGATATAAAAACGTCTACTAGGGGATGGGGTGCTAAAGCTAAAAAGGATGAAACTAAACAAATGCAGTTAGTTCTTTATAAAAAGTTTTTCAATGAGCAGTAT